ATACGGAATACAAAAAATGAAACAGTTCAAGATATACTTACATAGTGAGAGTGTGGATTTAATCAGTGAGTTTACTAATTTTAAGTTTAAGAAGGACAGAACTGGTGCAATAACAAATAATACCATAGGCAAGGACCACTTAATTGATGCTTTGAAATATGGTATAGTACAATTTTTAGATAAACCAAAAACAAAATTAACAATAATATGATAGAAATACAACTTAATGATAGGGTAGTAAAAGTACAACCTGAAATCACAATAGAACAATTCCAAAGATTACAGAACAAAGAGGAAATCTATAAAACATCTCCGCCTGACTTATTGTCATTATTCTTAAATGTTCCTGTTAATGAACTCAAGGATTTACCCTTAAATCAAATGGAGTTTGTTCAGTCATACCTGATGTCCCAAATGACGGAAACATCCCTTAAAGATGAATTATATAATGTTTTCACTCATAATGGAGTGGAGTATGGTTTGGAAAATGATTGGAGTAAACTTGCTTGGGGTGCTTGGATGGACATGGAGGTATTCTCATCAGAAAAGATAGAAGAGAATATCCATTTGATTATGGCGATATTATACAGACCCATTACTGAAAGGAAAAATGGAAAGTATAAGATTAGTCCATACAAGGCAGATGAAATAGAAGATAGAGCCTATGAGTTTAGACAACTACCGATTAAGTATTGGTTTGGGGCAAGCAGTTTTTTTTTTCTAACCGCAACAATATATACCAGCAATATAAAGAGTTCTTTGATGTGGACGAACAAAACCAATCAGATGATAATGAAGGGGTGGGAGATACTACCAAAATGGGTAAAAAAGAGGCTGCCTTTAGATACTATTTTAGTATCACACTCAATCTTGCAGGAGAAGACATTACAAAAATAAATCAAATTGATGAACTACCATTATTACTTTGTTTGAATACAGCATCTATGATGAAAGAAAGAGTACAAAAACAGAACGAAGAAATGAAGAAAATGGAAAAGCAGTTCAAACAATAAAAACACTATTTAATTATTATGGAAGAATATGTTAGTATACATAAGATTGTATCACTTATAAAACAATATCAACAATCACAAGTGGGTATAGGGTTAAACTCATTTGGGTTTGGTAATATCGTGGAGTTTGGTAATACAGACAACACAGGTATGACCCCAACATATCCATTTGTATTTGTAACACCACAAAATGTATCTTATGAAGAAAATATTGTAACCTACAATATGTCTTTAATCTTTGCTGATAGAATCAATGATGACTTATCAAATGAGGTAGATGTAATAAGTGATATGGATATTCAAGCCAGAAGGTTTATGTCCTTTATTAAAAGGGGTATGAACCAAACACCAGACTTGTATAACAAGATGGATATGATATTACCAACCAACGCTGTTCCGTTCCAAGAAAGATTTAATGACTTTGTTGGGGGTGTAGCACTTGATTGTAGTTTTGTTGTATTCACAGATATTAACGCTTGTGATTACTATGATGACTTACCAACAACATCAGTTTATTCTCAAGTAATAGATTTTTCAGCAACACCACAATATAACTCAATAGTTTATAGATGTGATGGTAGTAATGTTCAGGCATGTTATAGTAGTGATAATCAGTATAATATAACTGATTTGGTTGCTTTATTTAACACACCAGCACCAGACCCATTACCCCCAAGTTGTACCACACCATCATTTTGTTATTGTTGGACTGACTATGGAACTTATTATGATAATGGTGATGGTAGAGTTAGATGTGAAATGCCTACATCTTTATACAATACTTTATGTCCAAGTGGTACATTAACATTAGATGTTATCTATGATTAAAAATGATTGAACAGGGTATACTAAATGATATTGCTGCTCTGTTGAAGGGTTCATTGGTAAAACAACTTGAGATACCAAGAAAATCCACAACTTATGGTGGACCAGGTAGACCTGGCATAGCAAAACCATTATCAGGTAGATACCCAACACCAATATCACCCCCAATAGCATCAGGAAATCTTATTAGAAATATAGATGTTAAGTTTGTTGAGAACTCACAAACAGGAATACCTGAACTTTTGATGGAGATGCCTTTAGAAGGTTTCTTTGTAAATGAAGGTAGAAGACCTGGTAGATACCCACCTGTTGGACCTATTGATAAATGGGTTAGACAAAAACAATCAGTAAAAGGAATTAGAGATGCCAAAGGTAGATTTATTCCAAGAAAAACATTGGTATATTTGATTAGAAGGTCTATTGGAAAATATGGTTATGGTGGAAATGACTTTATCAACAAAGCCTATGATAAGATACAACAACAAGTCCTTGAAAAGTATGGGGATTATGTTGCGGGATACATACAATTCCAAATAGATAATTTTATAGACAAAATAAGAACAACATGAGTATATCAATATTACACGAACCACCAAAGTTTCAACCAGTATTAACTGATGGAATCTTTTATAATATATCAGCCAGTACCGTCAACAACTATAGGTTTAGATACACCTATGATTTATATGTTGATGGACAATTAAAGTTCTCTGGTAAAGCAACTCCAAACCCTTATGGTATTGGGGTAATTGATGTTTCAAGAATACTTAAAACTTATTGTGAAAATAATCCAATAGGTTTATGGGATACAACAAGAATATATCAACACCAGACATTTCCATTTGCTAAACCATATCTACCTGAAACAATTAACTATAATGTTTATTTTGGTTATGAATACTCATCAACAGAATTAGGTTCTGTAACGGGTTTTACAGGTTCAGGTGATACACAAGGTCAACCAAGTGTTCCGGGTGGATTAAAGAAGGTATTCCAATCAACTATGGGGGTAAATGGTAGAGCAACACAACAGGACTTTAACATAGACCCATTTGTATTATCAGGAGACCCTACAACATCAAATCCAACCAAGACAGGATTGTTCTTAACAAACTCACCAAGAACAAGAGATTTAGAAGAAGATGAGTTTTACACACTTGCGTTTACAAACTATTATTTGGATTCATCAACTTTATCTGAACCTTATTATGTGAAATACACTTTCTATGATGACCAAGGCTATGAAATCACCGGTGTAACATCAGACAACATCACAACAAATGGTGGAGGTCCAAGAACAAATTGTAATCAAGTATATCAGGCATTACCTTATGTTATTCCATCAGGTGATACAGGTTATAACACTTTATATGTTGGAGCAGGTCCAAGAAACATATCAGGAATAACACCATCAAACGCAGTTCAATATACAGTTCAGTTGTTTGGAAAGTTCACTGGTACAACATCACCAATACAACCAACACCCACACCGACACCAACCCCGTCATCAACACCACAAACATGTCCTTGTATAACTTATCAAGTTAGTAATCCATCATTACTGGCTCAAGGTTTCTTTACATATACAGATTGTAATAGAGTATCACAATTATTAGTAATAGACCCTGGACAGACATTTTATGTTTGTGTTTGTAATTCATCATCTTATAGTGTTGAAGGACCACTTGTAGTAACCTATGATGGTGCTTGTACTCAACCAACACCAAGTCCTACACCTACTCCATCATCTACTCCTTGTACTTGTGGTGAATATGAGGTTGATACAACAAATGTATTTGTTGGAGCACCAGTATTACTCTATACCTTCTGTGATGGAACACCAATTACAATGGATTTAGAATTAAATCAAATATATCTACTATGTGGATGTGTTGGAACATTTGATGCTTCTGACCCAGCAGTAGTAATAACTTACGCAGGACCTTGTTAATCAATTAAAAACTATGGCAAACTTACCAAACCCCGTACCAACAACATATACACTTGGAAATTGTTCAGGATATACTCCTGTTTCTGAGGTGTTTACAGTCAATTTAGGACCAATCTGTAATAGGAGTGGAAACCCACAACTACAACTTATGTGGTTAAACAGATATGGACATTGGGATTATTACAGATTTACAGCAAGTAAAAGTGAAGGACTTGCTATTGATAGACAAACATATAATACTTGGGATATAAATTGGGGTAGTCCTGACCCTTCAAGAGAACAATGGGCAAGAGGTTTAACTGACTTTCAAGTTAGTATGGCTGAAACTCATGTTATTAACTCTGGTTTCTTAAATCAACCTGACTTTATGTTCTTACAAGAGTTATACACATCAAACCAAGTGTTTGAGATTACAGATGATGGTGGGTTAAGACCTATCAATGTAACTAATCAAGAGTTTACAATTAAAAATAAAGGAAACAGGACTATCACCAATATTGAACTGACTTATGTTTACAGCGATGATATTACCTTAATAGGATTCTAATATGGATACTACACTACTGGTTTATCTTAAAGATACTTGGAAAAGGGTGGATATCTACGAAGATATTCCAATTTCTGTTGTAATACAGGAGTTAGATATTAACGCATTAGACACAAGGAAATCACCATACTCAAAACAATTTGTTATTCCAAATACAAGTACCAATGCCAATATCTTTGAGCATTACTTTGAGGTTAATGGTATTGATTTCAACCCACTAACAAAGATACAATGTGTAGTTCAATATAGGGGAACTGACTTATTTACAGGTCTATTAAGATTATCAGCAGTAATACAAAACCCTGGTTATGTAGATTATGAGATTTACATAATGGGACAAGTTGGTGATTTTGCTTCTGAAATAAGAAACATAACATTACAAGATTTACAATGGGATGATTTACAACATGAATTATCTTATTCAGCAATCACCAAATCTTGGGAAGCAAAAGATAATGATATAGATGGTTTATTTGGGGGTAAAGTATTATACCCGATGATAAACTACGGATTACCATATCAAGACAATGGAACAAGGTCAGTACCAGCGTATACCTATTCTTTTGATGAACCATACTCATTTGACCAATCAACACACTCTGTACCTGAATCTGTGTGGAAACCATCAATAAGATTAAGAGAGGTTATTGATAGAATATTTGCCCGAACTGGTTATAACATTAAAAGTGATTTCTTTGATACTGACTATTTCAAGTCAATGTATATGGATACTTTCCAAAATGGTAAACTTGGAGTTGATGTAGCATCAGGTGTTACAAACCAAAATATCTTCAAGACATACATGCGTCCATCATCTGTGATTACCTTCGGTAGTGCGGGTGCCAGACCCCTTAATTTCCAAACCTTTAGAGGTGATGGTTATGACCCGTTGAATAACTTTGTATTAGGACCAGGTGTTTCCAATTCAGTGGACCAACCAAACCCACCATTTGATACAAACTACTTTAGAGTTCCATTTGTAGGGAACTATTCTTGGAACTTTAGATTTAACTATGATGATAACCATGTGTGTGGTGGTGATATTGATTTCCAAATATACGCAAGAAAAAGTACTGATTTAGCAACATTAGATACAGCACCACCTTTTGCTGTTAGTCAACTATATCAATTACCAACTTGTGGAGCACAAGCATCAGCAAACTGGTTCTTTACAGGTAGTTGTGGAACAGGTGAATATGTTAGGTTGTATATTGACTTAAAGAGTTCATCCACACCAGGAAATCAATTAAGATTATTGCCTTATAATGAATACAGCATTACAAGTGAAGCACCGATGTGGGATTTGTATTCATCACCTACATTAGCAGGAACACAACTTGTAGACATTAGATTAGGATTACAACAGATAAATTGTGTTGAGTTCTTAAAAGCGATTATAACTCTATTCAACTTGGTTGTAGTTCAAGATGAGGTTTCACAATCAATCATTATAGAACCATTTAACTGGTATTACAATGAAGCAAACAGAACTGAAAAGAACTGGACACAAAGACAGGACTTGGGGGCATCATATAGAATAGAACCATTATCATTTGAATTACCAAAGATATTGAACTTTACTTGGACAAAAGGTTCAGAAGAATACTTGAATAAATTATATGAAGATGCTAACAAATGCCAGTATGGTAGATACAAGTATATTTCTACCAATAACTTATTAACAGGACAACAAGATTATGAAATACCATTTGCTGCCACTCCAACAACTGTGGTTAATGGAGCAGACAACTTTATTATTCCTGCTGTTTACAGGGAGTTAAACACAACCACATCATCAGGATTTACCTATACAAGTTTACAACCATATTCCAATAAACCACACTTGTTCTTTTGGACTGGTAATAGATATGCCTACAAAGATAAGTTTAAACAGGTTCAAGGTACTTGGTATTTGAGTTCAGGTTCAACACCAGTAGAAATAACAACATACCCTTGTGTATCACACTTGAGTTCATTAGATATACAAATACCAAACTTGGTGTCTGACTTAAACTTTAGGTCCACATTTGATTTCTTTGGAAACTACAATACTTTACCAGTTCAGTTTACTCAATTCAACTTGTGGAACTTATTTTGGGAAGATTATGTGGATAACAATTATTCCAACGAAACAAGAAGATTAACAGGAAGGTTCTTATTAAGACCTACTGATGTATATGAAACCAAACTAACAGATAAGATATTTGTTAAAGATAGTTTTTATAGAATAGAAAAGATAAATGAGGCAAGTTTGATTGAGAACAAACTGACTGAAATATCAATGATTAAAGAAATTGGGGGTTACTACAAAGTAATACCACCAGCACCATATTATACATTATCAGGGAATACACCATATCCAGGTTTTTCAACAGCATACAATTTAGATTGTTGGACAGGATTTACAATAACCCCCGTATGTAATGGAACAACACCAACACCACCAGTAACTTTAACTACATTTGGTGTTTCAGGTTTATCAAATAACCAACAAGTTTATTATGATACAGGAACAGAATACAGACCTGTTGGACTTGGAACTTATTTAAGATATACTGCTGATACGGCAACTTATGTAGTTATAAATAATGTAGGACAAATCCTACAACAAAATTGTTAAAAGATGGCTGAAAAAGTAATAGGATTAAGGATACAACTTAATGGATTAAATACAGTAATCACTGATATTAAGACATTAGAAAATGAAATAAGAAAGGCGAAAGAGGACTTAAAACAAGTTGAGATTGGTGGTGATATATTCAACCAATTATCAAGAGAGATAAGTCAGGCTGAAACAAAACTACAAGGATTACAAGATACAACAAGGGGTATATCAAAGGAAAAATCACTTGAAGGTTTTGGTAAACTTGGAGCAGGTATTTCATCATCATTTGCTGCTGCCACAGCCGCTGTATCTTTGTTTGGTAAAGAAAGTGAATCAGTACAGAAGGCAGCAATTACAGCACAGAACTTATTAACAATCGCATTATCCATTAGGGGTATTGCTGAAATAAAAGTAGGGGCTGATATCGTGGCAAGAACCATCGCCGAGAAAGCGTCAACACTTGCCACCAACGCAACTAATTCAGCCACCAAGGCTTTATACACAACCTTATCCAAGAACCCCTACGGACTTATTATTGCTGCTGTAGGAGCGTTGGTTGCGGCTTACATATCTTTAACTGATGAAACAGAAAAGGTAAACAAGGCTGCTGAATCACAAAAGAAAATTGACGAGTTAAGGGTTAAATCACAAGAGGATTTAATTAGAAAGACAACAGAACAATCTATTAGGTTAAGAGCATTACAACTTATTGTTAATGATACCAAGAAAAGTGAATTGGAAAGAAACCAAGCACTGACTGACTTAAAGAAGGAATTACCTGGTTTAACTGGTTTGGAATTAAGTAGAGCCAACTCATTAAAACTTATCAACGCTGAAATTGAAAATGGTTTATCATTAGGTAAATTGGAAATACAATCTCAAGCGATAGTGGCAGTGGGTATTGAAAAGGAAATCCGTTTAAGAGAATTAAAAGGGGAACAGGATAAGAACAATCTTAAGGTTGCTCAAATACAAAAACAGATTGATTTTGAGAATAGAAAAGATGCCCCTGTTGATTATTCAAGACAGGAGAGAATATTCTTATTACAGAAAGACCAAAATGAATTAAAGGCAACAAACGCCAAGTTAGAGGTTGAAGCAAAGAAACTTAACAAGGATAGAAACCAACTTGAAAATGAATATGATGGTATTGTTGTTAAGTTAAACGCTAACAAAGCAAGAACAAATCAGGTTGTTGAAGATTACAATAAAGGTCTTAAAGATGAGAAAAAGAACCAAAAGGATGTTAATCAAGCGACACAAGAACAAATTGATAATGTTTCCAAATTAACAATTGCTTATGAAAAACAGATTGGTGAATTACAATCTACAATAGATGCCTACAAGAAGATTGGGGAACTTACAAAGATTGATATTCAAGAACCTGCTATTGTTAAGAATATTGAGGCAATCAATGAAGCCCGTAAAGCATTACAATTACCAACATTAGAAAGTGAGTTTAAGAAAATTGGTATTAGAATATCAACAGTCAATAATCAGTTCAGTATACAAAAAGATATACTACAAAAATCTACTGATGACTTTGGAAAGTACTATGAATCAGTTAGAAAGATTATATCAACAGCAGCACAAACTGAAAGTGTTACAGAGTTTGCTGAAACCATCAAGGTGGCGTTAAATGATGCTTCAAGTTTATTACAAAGTGGTAAAATAACAAAGGGGGCTTTTGACGCATTTAAGACACTTACAGACCAATATCTTGGTTTCAATAAAGTGGTTAAAGATAACCCATTATTTAAGTCAGAATCACTAAAATCTTTTTTGGATTTAGAAAAACAAATCTTGATTGGAACTGGTGAATATACATTAGAGTTAAACAAACAAACAGGACAGATTGAAAAGGTTGCTGTTAAAGTTAGAGATTATACTGGATTACAAGAGAAACAAAATAACCTATTAAAAGATTATGGTAATGAATTAAAAGTTACATACAATAAAGAACTTGAAGGGTTAAAGTTGACTGGTGATGCCAGAAAAAAGAATATAGAATCATTACTTGCTCAAGGTAAAATTACCAAAGAACAAGCACAAGATTTATTATCAGTTAAGGGGGTTGAAGCAGAACAAAGAAAACTTGATGACTTAATCAATCAACTGGTTGAAACAAGATTAAATGCGTTAAGGAAAATAACCATTACCATTGTTCAAGAAGAAAACCAAATCAGGGAGTTCTTGTTTAGAGTTCAAGAAGCACAAAAAGAAGGGGCTACTTTATCAGCAGAAGCGATAAAACAAACCTTACTGAATAACTTGAACTTGGTTATTGATTTTACACAAAGACAAAACAAGGTTGTTATTGATGAAAAGAAATCACAGGTAGACCAACTTGTATCATTAGAACAACAACTTGCGATTAAAGGAATTGATATTGCCAAACTTACTGAAGAAGAAAAACTTAAAATATTAAAGGCGTATCTTGATAAACAAAAAACAGAAAAAGATGCTGCTGCTGAAGAAGATAAGAAAAGGGGTAAATTAACCGCTCAAGATATTGCTAATACATTACAAAAGTTTAGTCAGTTAGTATCACAAACAGCATCATTAGTAGCACAATCATATCAGTTTCAATTAAAACAACTTGAAGATACAAGTAAAGAAGCATTATCACAAGTAGTAGGTGATACAGAACAAGCAAATCAAAAGAGAATTGAACTTGAAAAACAATATCAACTACAGAAGGCTGAAATAGAAAAGAGAGCATTGATTAAGTCATTACAATTTCAATTAGTTCAGGCTATTGTGGATACAGCACAGGCTGTTGTATCAAACTTGGAAATACCCCCATTAGCGATTGCTGTGGGAATATTAGGAGCAGTACAGGTTGGTTTAATCGCTCAACAATTAGCATACGCACAATCACTTGCCGGTGGTGGTATTATTAGGATGGGTGCTGGTGGTATGGTTATGGGTCCATCACACGAAATGGGTGGTGTATCTTACGCTGGTGGAGTTAATTTGGAAGGTGGGGAATCTGTTATCAATAAACAGAGTTCGTTGAACTACGGGGGTTTATTATCACAAATTAACCAATCAGGTGGAGGACAACCACTTGTAAATAACGCATCTAACTCATTGATGGAAGAAAGATTATTTCAGGCAATATCAAGAGCAAACCAAGAACCTATCAGGGCTTATGTATTAAACTCTGAAATAACAAGTGGACAAGCAATCAACAGAAGGTTAAATGAACTTGCCACCTTATAATTAAAAACTATTTATAAAAGATGATTAGAATAATAGACCTTGATATAGAAGGAACAATCACAGGGGATACAAAAGTAACTGAAATTGCGTTGGTAGAGATGCCAGCAATAGAACAAAACTTTATTTATTTCACAAAGGAACAATTTGTTGATACAATAAAAGATTACCCACAATACATTATTGATAACGCAAGAGAAGCAAAGGCTTGGGTTGAGGAAAATGGATATGGTAGTTGTTTAACACCTGTAGGGAAATCAAGGTTAAATCAATTATCAAAGGGTGAACCTATTTCATTGGAAACAATAAAGCGTATGAAGGCATACGCAGATAGACATAAAGTGGACTTACAATCATCAAAGTCATTTGACGATGGATGTGGTTTATTAGCATGGTATTCTTGGGGATTAGATGAAACAGGTAGAGTGGAGAAATGGTTGGAAAGTAAAATTGGTAAATTAGAACAAATGGATTATCAACCATCATTACCAGCATACGCAAACTATCCTGTAGGTGATAAAACCAAGTGTAAAGACCCAGCAAAAAATGGTGGTGTTGATTGTAGTAATCCTGATATGTTAGTTGAACCTGTATTATTTGTTAAAAGAAATCCTGGTGAAGACAGGAGTGATTACATTAACAGATGTACTGAATATCTAATCAAAAATGAAGGTAAACAACCAGACCAAGCATACGCAATCTGTAATTCAAAAGCAGATGAAGATTTTTCAGTAGGACAAAAAGTCAGTTTTGATTATGACGATACTTTAAGTACAATAAGGGGTAAAGGACTTGCTCTACATGAAATACAATCAGGTAGTGAGGTTTATATTATTTCAGCAAGACATATCAAAGAAGGTATGTATAAGACCGCTGATGAACTTGGAATACCACATAGTAGAGTTTACGCGACTGGTTCAAACAAAGCCAAAATACAAAAGATTAAAGATTTACACATTACAAAACATTATGATAATAACAATGATGTTATAAACCAACTTGGTAGAATAGGAGTTGATTTTAATTGTCCTTGTTTAGATGAGTATGTTGCCATAATTGAACCATTACAAGTAACAACTTACACACCTGAAAACGCAGTATTCAACAGAAGACAAGGTTTTACAATGATAGGATTTATTGATGGAGAACCAGTGTTTACATCACCTGAAGAAGCGGAACTTTATGGACAAGAAAAACACGGATGTTCAGGACACCATACTCATACTGATGAAGATGGAAATGTTGTTTATATGGGTTGTGATGTTCATCCAAAAGAGGACTTTAACTTTAGTGTTGAAGATTATAGTGAAGAAGAAAAAGAGGTTGTTAAATTGTTAAAGTTCTTAAAGGACATTGACTATGAACAATTTGAATCAGTAGTTGGTTCTATGAGGGGAGCAACAGAAGCCGAAATAAAAAGAAGAAAGCATAAAAACCCAACAATCTATTTCAAGTATGAAAGGGTTTTATCTGGTTATCCTGATAGAGATTTTTGTATGTCTATTGAGAATAGATATTTCCGTAGATTAGAAATAGATTTATTAAGGGATATAAATACAGAGTTTGGACACAACGGACAACCATACTCAAAGTGGCTCTACAAGGGTGGACCACAATGTGTCCACGCCTTCCGTAAGTTCATTGCTCAAGGTGATGTATTAGCAGACCAAGGCATGGCTGAAGGACTTGCTGGTATACCACCACAAAGTATGACTGGTAAAGGTTATTATCCTGGAACCGCAAGATATGAAGCAAATCTATCAAAACAACATTTTGGTTATATCATGTCTAATGAAACATCAAAACAGGATTTCTCTGTTGATGATGAAAAAAGGATGGTATACTCACCATTGATGATACCAAATATTCTTATACCAAGATTGGATGAAGATACAAATGAGAAATACTTTGTTAAGTTCACCCCATCTGTTATAGAAAAAATACAAAACCTTTATATGATTGAAAAAAGATTAGACCAAACAAACTATGAACATACTGAAGAAAAGATAGAATCAGTGGTTATGGTGGAAAGTTGGTTAGTATCTGGTGAATCAGATAAGGCATATCAATTAGGTTTCAGCAGGGGTGATATACCTGATGGGACTTGGATGGGTGGATTTAAGGTATTAAGTACACCTGAAGGCGATAACATCTGGAATAACTATATCAAGACAGGCAGGGTAAAAGGGTTCAGTGTAGAAGGTAATTTCTTAATGAACTTTTCACGTCTAAAAACTGATGAGTATTTATTAGATGAAATCATAAACATTATTAAACAAATAACAGATTAAAAAGATTATGGATGCAACAACAGCAATCAATAATATCCGCAAAATGTTAGGATTACAATTTAAGAAAGAGACCTTCAAGTCAACTTTCCTTGTTGATGGAACTACAGAGGTTACAAACAACATGGAAGAAGATTTTCAAGTAGGTCAAACTCTTTATGTAGTCAAAGAATCCACACTTGTACCAGCACCTGAAGGTAGTCATACTACAAGAGATGGTATGGTTGTTTCAGTTGATACTGAATCTACCATCATCGCTATTGTATCAGAAGACAAATCAACAGACGCAGAGGTAGAACAGGAAGCAAGTAAAGATATGGTCTACACCGAAGCAAAAGACAGTCAAGGACAAATCCTTGAATCAAGTACTTTTGATGTTGGTGAAGATGTATTTTTGGTTAAGGATGATGGTAGTAAAACACCAGCACCTGATGGCGAACACCAAGTGGTATTGAAAGATACAAGTGGAAATGAGAACAAGATTAGAATTATGGTAAAAGATGGTAAAATCATCCAACGTGAAAATGTTGAAGGTATGATGAAACCAGAAACTATGACTACTGATTTCTCTAAAGACATTGAAGATATTAAATTATCATTAAACAACCTCCTTGAACTGGTTGGTTCTATGAACGGAAAGTTTAAGACCGAGTTTAACTCATTAAAAACCGATTTTGAATCATTTAAGAAATTACCTGAAAGAAAGGCTGTAGAAGAAAAGAAACACTACACTGAATCTTTTGCGGATTACAGATTAAACTTGATTAAGAATCAATTAAAAAAATAAATTAAAATAATGGAAAACAATAAGAAAAAATTATCATTTTCGTATGACCTTTCAAATTTACCCGTGTACAATTCTTATGGCTCGGATATGTTGATTAAGGCGATTTTAGGGCTTACACTGCCTAAATATGCGAGCATACGCGCAAATTTGAAAGGTACTACTGAAAAAGTAGGTTTTGTAACAAACGATATTTATTTACAGGATTTGAGTTGTGGATTTGACCCATCAGGTACAACTACACAATCATTAGTAACTGTAGATTTATGTAATAAAAAATTGAATCAGACTTTATGTCCATACAGTCTCTATGATACCTATTTAAGTCAGTCATTATCAAATGCTAACTTTCACGAATCGGTTCCATTTGAGGAGGTGATATTAACAGACATTTCTAACAGAATTGCTAACCAAGTTGAAAAACAACTTTGGCAGAACACTACCACTACTGGTGGAACTTATGGTTCAGCATGTTTTGCGGGAGTAGGACAACTCGTAACCAGCGGAAACGGGGCTACCCAAATCGCATATTCTGCTGCTACTCCGTCCACAGGATTGGACGTATTTACTACGATTTACCAAAATATCCCAAGTAATGTATTGCACATGGACGATTTAACAATTTTTACATCGTATTCTAACTATAGAGGTCTCGTTGCAAGTATGAGGAACAACAGTTTTGTCAACCTATTTACGATGGATACTGCTGGTTCTACAAGTGGTGAGGACTGGGCATTGATGTTACCGGGTAGCAATGTCAAAATCGTTCCAACTGTAGGTTTAGATGGTGTTTCTGCATACTACGCAGGTCCTGCTTCTTACTACATGGTTGGTATGAATGCTGAGATGCAAACAATCAAAGCAATCTATGACCCTTTTGAGGACATCGTAAAAATTAACGCACACGTAACATACGGATTAGGTATCTTTGATGTTGCTTCTTTCTGTGTTTGTAAATAATCATTAGTGTTTCTGTTTGGTTGTTTCTCCTTTCTATTACCATACAAAGTTAAGGAAAGTAATTGGAACAACCAAACAAACACATAAAATAAATTAAAAAAATATAAAATAGAAAAATTATGGCAGCATGTTATATTTCTACTGGCTACACTCTTGATTGTAGAACGTCCTCTACAGGGGGCATCAAGACCATGTGGGTGCTTGGTGGAGTGGGCAATGAAATCACTGGTTATACAGTTACTAATTCACAGGTTACAGCAATCGGTGGTGTTGGTACTTGGTTTCAATTCCAACTTCCGAAGCAGTCTGGTTCTTTAAGTGAAACACTTGGAATCAACACTGTATCACAGTCAGTAACGTTCCAACCAGAGGTGGTTGTTAATTTACCGAAACTAAATACTACCCTTCGTGACACATTTGTTGACTTGGTATCTCAAAACTCAATCTATGTTTTGATAGAAGATAACAACAATCGTTATTGGTTGGTAGGTTTGGATAATGGACTTTTGGTTACAGCAGGTTCATTGAACTCAGGTCAGGCTTATACGGACCTTAACGGAGCAACCGCTCTTACAATGACTGGTGGTGAACCAACATCTATCCGTGAGGTTGATGTTACTACAACTATCGCAGCAGTATTTACTGCGGGTGGTTTCACGTTCCAATCATAAAAAAATACAAGATAATTATAGGGGAGTTAAACGCTCCCCTTTTATCTTAAAGCCGAGTATATTTATTAAAGATGCCACCAAATCCGTATAGAAGACAGCCAAACATCAATGATATGATGTATCCAAAGGGTTCTAAACAGCCAAGACAAGTATGGGCTGCTGTATTAAATGTGTATAAAGAACCACCTTCAACAACACCACCAGTAACCCCATCACCAACGCCTACAAGTGTTACACCAACACCAACCCCTACCAATACAAGTACACCTTCACAAACGCCTTCTGTTACACCTACAATAGGATTAAGTCCAACACCTACAAGTAGTTTAACACCTACCCCAAGTGTTACGGCAACTAATACTCAAACGCCTACAAATACACAAACACCAAGTGTATCACCAACAAGTACCTTAACGCCTACTCCAAGTGTTAGTCCAACAAATACTCAAACGCCTACAAATACACAAACACCAAGTGTATCACCAACAAGTACCTTAACGCCTACTCCAAGTGTTAGTCCAACAAATACATTAACACCTACTCCAAGTGTATCACCAACCAACACACAAACACCAACACCTACATCAACTGATACAAGAGCGTGTAGAACTTATGTAATAACAGATACAAGTGTATTTCCAATTTGTGGTACTTTTGTATGGATTGATTGTAATGGTAGTAATCAAAGTCAAGCATTATGTTTAGGTAGTAGTTCAACAATATGTGCTAAACAAAGTTCAGTATATGTTGGTGGCGGTTCTGGAACAATAACCGATATTGGAACTTGTCCTTTACCTACACCAAGCCCTACTCCAACCAATACACAGACACCAACCCCAAGTGTTAGTCCTACAAATACAACTACACCAACACCTACCAATACACAGACACCAACACCTACAACTCCAAAAGTTATATTGAGTGGTGGAACTGTAACTGATGCTGGTGGATTTAGAACTCACACCTTTACATCAAACGGGACTTTATCTGTAATACAGGGTGGTCCAGTAACTATGTTGATGGTCGCAGGTGGTGGTGGAGGAGGCGGTGGTCGTTCCTCTAATGGAGGAGGCGGCGGAGGCGGTGGAGGACAAATCTACACCGCATTTACTATTAGTGTTGGTGGAACAATTAGTATTGGTGCTGGTGGAGCAGGTGGTGGAAACTCACAAGGAGGAACAAATGGTGATAATACAACAGGTTTAGGATTTACTGCCATCGGTGGTGGTGGAGGAGGAGGAGCCAACCCCGCAGGTTGTGGTTCAGCCGCAAGTGGTGGTAATGGTGGTGGAGCGGCTTGTTTCTGTGGAACAATAGCAACTGGAACCGCAGGACAAGGTAATAGTGGTAATGCTTCTGGCTCACCAGTAGCAGGTAATGCTGGCGGCGGTGGTTCATCAAACAACCAAGCAGGATACTCTGTTGGTGGTGCGGGAGCAAGATGTGATGGTATTGTATCACAAGGAGCAAGTGGAGCAGCCAATACAGGTAATGGAGCAGGCGGAGGTTCTGGTTCTATTGGTAATGGTGGAACTGGTGGTTCAGGTATTGTAAAAATAACATACGCACTATAATATGTATAAAATTGGGGATATAGCCTTTGATGAGTATTATGTTAAAAGTGTTGAGTTAGAATTAGAGAGTTGTGATTTAACAATAAAGGTAATATTCCATAAAGACAAAATTGAAAGAGAAAAACACTACAAGATAGAAACAGATTGTAATGTTGATATAAATGAATTGATTAAAAACTTGGGTGATATAATAAAAGATGAGTAAGGTATTTTATAGAAAAAAGTTTAGTGATTATCTTGGTGAACAAAGAGCCATAGATGATATTGTTCAATTCTTTCAACCTGATGGTGGAGTTACACCAACACCTACTCCTGTACCTGTAACACCTACACCTACTCCAACCAAGACATCTACTCCAACGCCAACACCAAGTATTACTCCAAGTGTTACATCAACACTTACACCTACGCCTACAAAGACAGGAACACCAACGCCGACACCTACAAGGACACCTGCTCCTGCTTGTGATATTACTTATACAGAATTACCATCACCAACCCCAAGTGTTACACCAACAAGAACACCTACTTTAACACCAACAACAACTCCTACAAAGACCCCTACACCTACTCCAACGGCAAGTCCTGCTGTTGTGTATGACCCTGACGCACAATTATTCTTTAACGCAATTACAGCATCGGGTGGAACTTTAACAAACACAGAAAAAACAGCAGTCAATACATTAGTAATTGACTTAAAGGGATATAATTTATGGACCAAAATGATTGGTTTATATCCTGTTGTTGGAACTACAAATATCACACAATCGTTTAACTTAAAAACACCAACAACATATAATTTAGGATTTAATGGAACTTGGACATTTACAACATCAGGAGCATCACCAAGTGCTAATGGATATGCGACAACGGGAATTATTCCATCTGTAATCAATTTCCAAGCATCAGGTTCAATTCACTATTCTATGTATATTACTGAAAATAACGCTGGTGCTGGTGGTTCTTATGATATGGGTTCAAATGATTTAACGGGACAAGATTATTCAGCAATTAGTTCATACGCAGGTAATAATACAGCATACATAAATGTTGGTTCTGGATATTTTACAACTTACAATGGTGGAAGTACAAAGAAAAATTGGTTATGGACTAATGATGGTTCAACATCATATATTTACAGTGATGGTGCGGCATTAGCATCTGGTTCTAAAGTATTAAGTTCTGGACCAGCATTAGATATTTACATATCAGCGACTAACATAAATGGAGCAGCGCTACAATTTAGTCAAAGAGATTGGGCTTTAGCATCAATAGGATTGGGTATGGACGCAACAGATGCGACAAATTATAATACCGCAGTTGTAGCATTCCAAACAACATTAGGAAGACAAAATTAAAGATATGGCAACACAGATACAATTACAATCTACGAACTATAACGGACAATTAGCCAATATTACCTTCTATCCTTGTAGTGGGGGAACTATTAGTTTAGGTTATCAAACCATACCATATACTTACACAAATGATAATTATGAAGGAACTTATGATTTGTTCTTTTCAGCGTTTAGTCAAACTTGCCAGTTAGTTATTACTTGTCCAACACCTACGCCTACAGTCACTCCAACCAATACAGCAACTCCTACACCGACTTTAACAACAACCCCTACGGTTACTCCTACTATCACTCCTACAAAAACAACAACGCCTACACCGACTTTAACAACGACACCAACACCAACATCAAGTCCAATTCCAGCGTTTAACCCTAATTCATTATCAGGTTTATTGTTTTGGAACGATTATACAAATGTTTCAACTTTAACTATTGATAGTAGTGGTGGATATGATAGTGTTAGTCAAGTTCAAGACGCTGCGACAGCATCAGTTATATTTTCACAAGCAACAAAATCAAATCAACCAAAATATGTTTCCAACTTATTCTCATCAACAAAAGGTGGATTGATTGGTAATACAAATCAAAACGCAAGTGGTGGTTTGGTTGGAACTTTAACACTACCTGCCACATATACCATATTTGTTGTTATTAAACCAATTTATTCATCAACATCAACTGGTAATGTTGGAATAGGTAGTGATAGTGGTATGGGTTGGGGTGGTGGTAATATGTCCGCAAGATATAATCAATTAAAAACAATAGAAGGTAGTGGTATAAATTATATTGCCGCTGTTGCTTTTGATAGTGGTGGTGGTGTATTATTTTCTTATCCTGGTATTAGTTCTAATCCATTACCAATTACAAATGGTAATACCTATAAAATAGGTATGGGAACAGAAATTAGTGGTGGTAGTTTCAAGTTAAATATGTATAATGGAAATAATACTGTTTATGATACTTGGACAAGTGGTAGTAATGGAGCATCAGCAACACAAAATATGGTATTGATGTGGGATAGTTTAGAACACTACGGAGTGATGGAGCAGTTTATGTATAACAGAACTTTAACACCAAGTGAAATTACGCAGGTAATGAATTACTTAAATACAAAATACCCATAACAATATGATAATACTAAACGAAGGATACAACAACGCAAACGCAACATGTTCAAGGAATAAAAACTTGACTGGTTCTGTTTGTTATTTATTTGGATTCAAACACAAACTCTCACAAGAGGTTTGGAGGTTTGTACCATACAGAATACCACCAAGTGTGGGATACTCACCTGGTTATGACTTATTTAGTATTACAATAGACCCAAGTCAACCTGAAGCATATTTGACTGGGGCAACAACAACAGGACAAACAAATGTTCACTTAATTGAGGGTGAGTATTATGTTAAGGTATGGGAACAATCCACAGCCTTATCAGGAAATACAAACCCCAATCTTGCCTATGATGTAGTTTATGAGACCATTGCTCAAGTAAACTATTCAGGAAATACTAACCCTATCACTTACTCTGGAACAAGTGATATTTATAAAATATACGAAGGATGATAAATATTGAAAAACTAAACTTTGGTGTAAACACCATCACATCATTTCAAGAGGTGATAACAAAGGGACAACCTTTTGTATCTTTTGGTGTGGATAACTTATTTCCAAATGAGTTGTATATGTTATTGGACGCTTCACCGATTCACAACTCTGCTGTTAGAGCCCGTGTTGATAATTCTGTTGGTTCAGGATACATCAATGACTACAAGATTAACTCAAAACAATACATCAATGATGTTGCTAAACAAATGTTCTTTGAGTTGATTGTAACAGGTAATCTCTTCTTGGAGGTGGTTTGGCGTAAAGACCGCAGTCAGGGTTTGGCAGGTTTCCATGTTATTCCAACAAAATACATGAGAGTTCATAAACCTGAACATCCAGGTGAACCAGCCACAAAATATCTTTATTCAAGAGATTGGGCTAATTGGAGAAGGGGTAGTTCCATTATTGAGTTCAGTGAGTTTGACCCAATGAACTATACCAATAGACAAATAGTTCACATTAGAACTTATGGACCTCAAAGTGAGTATTATGGTGTTCCATCATATCTTGCTTGTATCAATGATATTAAGTTAAACCACGAGATTACTGTTTATAACCTTGCCAACATCATCAATGGTTGTTCTATGGGTATGTGGGTTCACTTTAACCAACCAGCACCTGATTCAGAATACGAACAGAATAATATCTTAAGAAAGATTGAAGACAGGTATATGGGTGCTGAAGCAGCAAATAGAGTGATTATATCTTATGGTGAAGAAGGACAAAAACCTGATATTACACAGATACAAACAAATGTGGAAGATGGTTATTTTTCAAGTATATTTGAGTTATGCCAGCATCAGATACTTTGTGGTCATAACATACCCGATGCGTCAATTATTGGGCTCCCACAAAGAACCGGATTTAGTTCATCAGCAGACCAATTAGAAACAGGATTTAAGTTATTTTTATCAACGAGTATTTATCCATTACAAAAGTTCTTGAATAGAGAGTTAAAACCTATATTAGAATTGATATATCCAAATGACCAAATTGACTTAACCATAACCCAAAATAACATCATATAATATGGCATACAATGTTTTATTTATAAGCGAACAAAAGTTAAAGGACAACACTCCAATCACAGATAATGTTGATAGTTCAGAATTAAGATTTTCCATTCAACAATCCCAAGCGATACAAATCCAGGAGAGCCTCGGTACGAATCTTTACGAATATTTGTTAAAGATTGTTGATGATAATACAATCAATACAGACCCAGCACTTTATAGGTATAAGGCTTTATTGGATAACTTTATTCAACCTACTTTGATTGCTTGGAGTTACTACTTGTCGTTAGATAATTTTTGGGTCAAGTTTATGAACGTTGGTTTGGTTCAGAATAGAAACGAACAAGGTTCAGCAGTTGACTTAAAAACATTACAATACTTAAAGAACAACGCAAAAAACCAAGCGGAGTTTCAAGACAATCTATTAAGAAGACATCTATTGTTCCGCTCGGGTTGGTATCCACAATACTTTAGTGGAAATCTTAATGATGGACAATTACCACCTGAAACCGATTCTGCGTTTAAGGCAAATGTTTCATTACCTGGTACTGGTTATTATTACAACAGAGGGGGTTGGAACAACAACTTTAATATGATGGGTCCATTATGTGCTGGTTCGGGTTTCCCAACTTGGTATGGACACTCAAACAACTCTTAACCTTTGTTAAGGTTCTTTAAGGCAATTTCCGTTAATCTAATATCTTTTTCAAGATATGCTGGTGTCTTATAACCTGATGATGTAAAGGTTGCCTGTTTAATTCTCAAAGAGTTTAATTTCTTTGTAAAGAACTCAATTTTTTCATCTTTCATACCAATAAGTATTACTTTTCGTTCTTAAGGTAATTATCAATGGTACTTAACCTTTCACCTATTTCTTTGGAGTATCCATTTTCAACATAGTCAACAACTACATTGGTAATAGAAATAAGTTCTTTTAGTGTTAAACAATGATTACATGTGTTACTCCACTCTAATACTGTTTTGAGTGATGATTGTGTTGCGATTTGTCTTTCTTTATTCTGTGCCATAATATTAGTATTTGTCTGATAAGTGTTGTTCGTATGCTTCTCTTTCCATTAACTCTTGATGGTAGTCATCCATCGCTCTTTGTTTGTATAATTCATACTGGTAATCTTCATCACCATGTAATTGATTGTAGTGTTCATCAATCAGTTCTTGTAAAATATTCTTTGTCTGTCCCATAGTTAAAATATAGTAAAAAGTTTTTAATCAATCAAATCTACATCAATAGATTTTTTATCATTTTCATCAATTACCAGTTGTAGTTTTTCAGCCAGTCTGGTATACCCAACCATGTCGGGGAATTGTTTGTTGATGTCCACACAAGCGTTGTAAAGGACTTTAACATCTTGTAGATACAAAGTCATATCTACATAATTGTAATCTGTTTCGGGGTTAAGTTTTCTGTAATCCATATATCAAAGGTATGCTTATTTTTTTAATATTCCAAATTATTGTTAGATTTCTCGCCAGTAGTAAATGTATCTCCAAACCATGTTATCATCTTTCTTTGTATCAGTGTACCCCCTGTTAATCATTTCATTAAGAAACATACACTCTTGAAACATCGCCTTAAACTCATAATCATCATTACCACATCTTTCATAGATGATATCCCTGTCCATACCACTATCCATCATAAATTGGATAAGAGTTAGTTTACCAATCATGTGAGACATACTACAAGCGGTGAACATACAAGATTCCATTTCAATGAAAATCTTAACAGGGATGTTTAGGTCTTTAGCGATTTCTGATTGTTTCATATATCAAAGGTATGCTTTATTTGTTAAACTACAAAGTTTATTGTAAAATAATCAAAGTTTCCACCAGTACTCTTAAAGTCATCCAACTCATTGTGATAGAGGTATTCTTCAACATCTTCATAAGATGGATATGATGTAAGAATACTGATTTCTTTTGTTAATTCATCGTATTCGTTCCAAAATAAGATATTCAATTTATGTGTTTCCATATATCAAAGTTATTTAGACATCAAAGAAATAATACGAACACACGCTGCTTCAAGTTGGTTATTTCTAACACAAGATAGTTGGTCTTCTTGTGGTTGAGTTGAAAATGAACGGAAGTAACCAAATACTTCTGTCGCATCTTTTGCTCTGTTAGAAGGTTTAAGAACCATCGCCATATCAGTTTTGGTGTTTTGGATGATAAGTTCCCATACACCATCAAAACCCATATCAAAACCAATCTTGATGTTAGGTGATTTAGAATACTTCTTTTTCAATTTAGAAGCCAAGTCGTTCAAGGTTTTACTTCCTTTAATTCCGTTCGGGGTGTTGATTACCAAGTAGTTCATAGTCGTTTATTTTTTTATAGTGTGATTGTGTCTTACAAAGATACTGATTATTTTGATACTACCAAAACTTTTTCCATACTTTTTTCAATTACATCAAACAACTCATCTTGTGAGAAACCATCTTTAATGGCTTTAGCACTCTTAAGATATTTGGTAATTGATTTGTTATTATCAATCTGTTCTACAGTCAATTTCAAGTCATAAAACATACGGGGTAGTGTAGATGATTTATACATCTGTAGAATAAAGGCAAGATTAGTGTAACCATTACCAATGTACGATTGAGATTGTTTCATTTGTTTGATTGTTTGTCCGTTTTCCATACTACAAAGAAACAACAAAAAACTGAAACCACCAAACTATTTTGGATTTTTTATAAAAGAATTGTGGTAGTCCTTGAATATATCATAATCCAACTTGGAATCAAACACATCACCAGAACACTCACAATCCTTATCTAACGGAGTTTCTATACAATGGATAAGTGTAACCTTCGGTCCATCAAAAAACTTTATTTCTACCTGTTCTGTGGAGTAATTCACACCACCAATAATTGTATATGTTTTCATATTAACTTATGTTTCATTAAGAATTGTTCGTGTATAGTTAAATCACTATTAAAGTCATAACCAATATTCTCCAACATTAGTTTTGATTGTTGTTCTACATAATCATTTCTGTCTTGTGAACCTTTTGTGTAATTGATTACCCTTTCTTGATAAATAAGTTCAGAACATTTTTCACAGAACATTTTATAATCACCCCACTTGTTTATCTCAAACTCATTATTGTGGATATATTCTTTTTCACGAGCACACCAAATATACTCCTCATCATCAATATAGATTATCTTACTCCTTTTGTGATATGCCATTTCTTAATTGTGGATAATTCCTTTCCTCCCATCTCATCTTGTTGGCAATCTTGGTTATGTGTCCTCTACTAACCTTATACCTTTTAGATAAAGATAAATGTGTGTAATTCCCTGTTGCTAACAACTTACGGATGTTTCTTACTTTTTCAACTGATAATTTTATTGCTCCCATATTATTTTATATTGTGTCTTGTATTGAACTGAATATGAACTGGTGGTATATCTACTCCAAATTGATATCCAAGTGTCTCTAATAACCTCTGAACCCCCTGAAAGTCCTCATCTTGTATTGGGTCTAACTTAAGGTATTCCATATCAATATCATTTGATTCATCTTTATCTTTCTTGGAATAATGTAATTTACATTGTGTTGAAATCTTAAATGGACCTGTCTTTGATTTGTAAAAGTTATTTTCAGATAGATATGTTCCACAATTTCTACAGAAATAAATCCAACCATCATCTGTTAACATCCTTCTACGAAGATTAAAATTGATTTGTTCTTTTCCCATATCTATAAATATCAACAAAAATAAGAAAAAACAATTAAATTACCAAACTATTTGTTTTTTTTATAATTTATATTATATTTATTGATGTAATACCTGAAATGGTATTGCTCACTTGTCTATAATTCAGGGACTTATAAAAGACAACATCAAGATTCAAGATGTATAAGTGATAAGAACCCAGACCTTAATATACTTGTTTTTCAGTATGGGGGGCTGGGGGGACTTATCACCTTCATAATCTTCAAGTAGTTATATCCAGTAGGTATTTAAGTAATATGATAGATAAAGATACAATAGGAATTGCTACAGCAAATATAGTTACACCAGTAGCAGTAGGAATAACTTTAATGAATCCAGTAACTATATTAACAATAGTTTCAATCTTAACATCAATTATTCTAAATGGAGTATTGATATACAAAAATCTCAACAAGAAAAATTACCAGGATACTACAGAAGAAAAATAAGTTTATTATAATTAACTTAATTCTAATGTACCCATGTTAGATTACTAAACCCTTCCAAGTCCCATTAGAAGGGTTTTTTTATTGCCAAATATTTCTTATATTTATTTCAATGAAGTAGTGCTTCGTTCTGATATACTGTCCATATAATTTTTTTTATACTACTTCATCAGTCATACTATACCCCCAATTATCTAACATTGGGGGTTTTTTATTTCCAACTCATTTATTTTGATTATATTTATAGTAATGATGAATATAAAAGAAATATTACAAGGTTATTTCAACTTATCACCATTAGAAAAGGATGACTTATTGGTTCAACTATCAAATCATTATTTTCAAGAAGGGATAAGTTTGGGTTTAAGTTCAAGTGAAATAGTTGCTTGTTTCCAACCCCTGATAGATGAAGCAGTTAAAAATGATGACTTTGAGGTAGCACAAGCCTTCAAGGATATAAAAGACGCAATAGAAATAGTATTATTAGAAAGGATGAAAGAAAATGGGTTGTAATTGTAAAGGTGGAAGAAAACAAGTGGTAAATAATTTGGATAATCCAGACCACATACAAAACGCAAAGAACATCGTAGAATCAATTATCTCTGTAAAAGATACACAAGACCTCACTGATTTAGATAAGATTGAAATTATGGGGGCTTATTATGGTCTATATCCATCTTCAAGTATCAAACCATCAGTGGAAGACGCAATAAATCAAATTAAAATAGGAATAGAAATATATGGAACAAAATATACAAGAAGAAGGTAAAAGAGGTAGGGGTAGACCCAGACTTGAAGAAACCATGAACCCAGAGTGGTACAAGATTGTTATTGACGCTGGTGTTGAAGGAAAACACATTACACAATTCTTAATTGAATTGGGGATAAGTTGGGAAGGACACTACAGATTATTAAAGACAAACAAAAAATATTCTGAAGCGTTCAATCAATATCAAAAATTATGTGAAGACTGGTGGTTTAATAAAGCGTATGAATCTATGAGTGAAAATAATGGTGCTGGTTTTAATACAAAACTATGGCAGGTTATTATGACTAATAAGTTCAAGAATAATTGGAAGAGTGAAAAACATATTGATGTAACCACACAAGGGGAGAAGATAGATAATTCAACCAGTCCACTACAGATTGAAATCATAAGAACACAAATGGGACAAGATGGAACTGAAGGGTAATTTTAATTTACCAAAAAAAGGTTCAGTATTCCAAGTTAAAAATAACTTTGAGAATATTAACTTTGGTAGTGAAACAATAGATAAGATTGAGTTTAAGTCAGTCATATTGACTATGGGTGGTTGGTTTATAGTTAACACGGATTATAAACCAAAGAGAAAGATGGAAAAGTTGTTACAACAGATTAAGAATACAATTAAACTTAATATGAACAAACACTACTTTAACGGGATGATTATTGATGTTGATTCAATACCATACACTTTTGATGAACAAGCAGATGGTTATGTAACCTTTGAGTATACCCTATTTGTAAACAAGGGGATTAAGTTCAACAAAGAAGAAATTACAATGGTTATGAACGAAATGATTAAAGTTATCCACAATGATTATTTCAAAGAACCAATAGATTTTGATGTGTATAAAACAAGGGTAGAGTTTAACCAAAACAAAAATGATTGATATTAGATTGGGTGATTGTTTTGAGTTGATTAAAGATTTACCTGATAATTCAGTTGACTTGGTAATAACCAGTCCACCTTACGCAGATATTGTTAATTACGGAAAGAACATATCCATACAAAAACCAAAAGATTATTGTGATTGGATATTACCCCTATTCAATGAGATATACAGAGTTCTTAAACCAAGTGGTAGTTTCATACTAAACATCAATGATAATTGTTCCAATGGGTTAAGAAACCCCTTTATCTATGAATTGATATACCGCAGTCAAAAGGAAACAAAGTTAAAGTTTTATGATACCTACATCTGGCATAAGATGAACGGAATACCAAATGGGTCAAAGAAAAGGTTTAGAAACAATACAGAGTTTATATTCCATTTTGTTAAGAACCAAAAGGAGTTAAAGTTCTATATGGATAGAGCATTAAAAGAACCCGCAAAGGCAACAAGTGATAGAGCCAAATATCCTTGGCAACCAAAAGGTAATGGTGATATTGTTGATGGGGAAAGAACAAACAAAAAACCCATTAAGATAAGAAAGACAAACAAACAGGTTGATTCAACAGGGTCAAGTTGTGATGAGTTTGTTGATAGGTATGTACCTGATAAAGTTAGACCTGATAATGTATTTAGGTTTCCAACAGCAGGACTTGCTCGTGATAATACCATTAGACACCCCGCACCATACCATAAAGAATTACCCACATATTTCATCAATTTACTAACAGATGAAGGTGATGTAGTACTTGATGTATTCAGTGGAATAGGCACCACAGGATTGGGGTGTAACAACAGAGAATACATTGGGTTTGAGTTAAATGAGAAATACGCAGAGTTCTCAAAGAAAAGATTAAGTGGTAATATTGATAAAGAATATGTAATAAACCAATATGACTTGGAAGACAATAACGGAAATAGAAAATACACTTGGGTTTGATTCACACAACCATATTGAAGATTGTATTAGAAAAGGAAATAAAACAAGTTATGGTTTCCAATGGAAATTAGAAGAACAAAAATTATGAATATAGATTTAAGATTAGGAGATTGTTTGGAGGTATTAAAGACAATACCAGATAATTCAGTGGATAGTGTGGTTGTTGACCCACCATATCATTTAACATCAACCAAAGGGGATAAGAAAGGATTTATGGGTAAAAATTGGGATGGTGGAGATATTGCGTTTAGAACAGATGTATGGAGTGAGTGTTTAAGGGTATTAAAACCAGGTGGACATCTACTATCATTTAGTAGTTCAAGAACTTATCACAGGATGGCTGTGGCAATTGAAGATGCGGGGTTTGATATTAGGGATAGTATTATGTGGATATATGGTTCAGGGTTTCCAAAATCATTAAACATAGGAAAGGCGATAGATAAAAAACAAGGTATTATTTCGCATTCAGTTTTAGAGTTAAAACAAATTATTATAGATTATTTCAATAAGTCTGGATTGAAAAAAAATGAGTTTGATAAATTATGTGGCTTTAGAGCAGCAAATTATATGAGAACAGAAAGTAGAGATGATGATGGTTGGGGAGAAGCAATACCATCAAATGAAAAATGGTTAAAGATTAAAGAAATATTAAATATTGATACAAATGAATATGATGAATTATTCCAATCAGCAATTAGAGATGTTATAGGTAAAGGTTCAAGTGGAATAGGTAAAGCATTTACAAAAGATGGTTGGCATAGTGAAACTATGGAGTTTGATATTACAGAAGCAAAAAATCAAGCAGCGAAAAATTGGGAAGGTTGGGGTACAGCACTTAAACCAGCACACGAACCAATCTGTATGGCAAGAAAACCTTTAAGTGAAAAGTCCATCGCAGAAAATGTATTAAAGTGGGGAACTGGTGGAATAAACATAGATGGTTGTAGAATTGAAGGTGAATTAAGAACAACCCCAATCCATAGTGATGATGTTAAAGATGATACTACTTTGTTTGGATTACATAAGACAATTCAACATGAAAGAGTAGAAACAACTGAAGGTAGATTTCCAGCAAACATTATTCTTGATGAAGAAGCAGGTAAACTATTAGATGAACAGAGTGGAACATCAAAGACAAGAGCCAATAAGAATTACAAACACTCCAATACAAATAGTGATAGTGAAATCTTTAATGGTCGTGGAACATACACCCCAAGACAAGATGAAGGTGGAGCATCAAGGTTCTTTTATTGTCCAAAGACATCAAAGAAAGAAAGAAACGCAGGATTAGAAGAAGGTAATAAATCATCGCACCCAACAGTTAAACCAATCAAACTTATGGAATATCTTATTACACTTGTAACACCAAAAGGTGGGGTAGTTATGGATTGTTTTATGGGGTCGGGGTCAACTGGTATCGCAGCAAAGAACTTGGGTTTCAGTTTTATCGGGATAGAAAGAGAACAAGAATACTTTGATATTGCCCAACAAAGAATTGATTATGATAAAGATAATCTATAAAGAGTTTGTCCAATCAATCCAAGTATTTCATCAATTATATTTTGGATTTCAGTATTCTCTAAACCAAGTGAGTTTCTATTCTCATAGATTACTTTTCTCAATTCTCTTAAATAAACAACTGCTTCAACCAATCTTGATTCAGGAATAACCAAAGGAACTCTACCACCAATAATACCAAAATATGTTTCAGTTAGTTCATCAACATTTTCAATTACCTCTTTGTAAAATTGGTCTAATGCTTCGTGGACACCTAATGATGTTGTTTCTAAATGGGCTATGTGCATCAAATCCCTTGATTGGAATAAAATACCTAAAAATATTTCTGGTTTCATAATCATAAATATACAAATAATAAGTTATATGAAATTTCAAGTAACACAGGTATGGGAACACATACACGAAGCAGTACAACAAGAAAAGAGATATATCTTTTTAAGGGGTAGTTCAAGGAGTTCTAAAACCATATCAGCACTACAATATATTGTATTAGAAGCACTCAAAACCCCCAAGACAAGTATAACCATAGCCCGTGAAACACAAGTGTCTTTAAGACATACAATTCTACCTGACTTTAAGTTTGTAATGGAATCAATAGATATATGGGATAAGGGTGTATTCCAAAAACAAGAGTTTGTTTATACCTTTGAAAATGGTTCAGTTGTTAGATTTATTGGATTAGATGATTCCACAGGTAAATTAAAAGGTTTTAAGTCAGACATCATTTTAGTTGATGAGGTAAACACAATAGACAAGAACGCATTTATCCAAATGGATATTAGATGTTCCAAATACATTATGGCTTTATACAACCCTGAAATACCGATTGACTGGTGGGGCTTGGAATATGAAGGAAAAGAAAATGGGTGTATGTTACACTCAACTTGGAGGATGAATAGTTTCTTAGATAAAAGAACAATTCAAGCAATCAAGGAACTTATAGACATAGACCCTGATATGGCAAAGATATATTCAGAAGGTTTAATTGTAGAACCAAGAGAAAAGATATTCACACAACCAGAGTTATATGATGAACTACCAAGACATATCAAGGACAAGTACTACTCAATAGATTTTGGATTTAGTAATGATGAGTGTGCTGTGGTGGAAATCAATGTGGATGGAAAGAACCTGTATGTTAAACAACTCATATATCAACTTGGATTAACCAATGAAGATTTAGCCTATAAACTCAAAGAGGTTGGAATAGACAGAAATGTTAATGTTGTAGCAGATTCAGCAGAACCAAAATCTATAGAAGAACTTAAAAGGTTGGGGATAAATGTTAGACCTGTAAATAAAACCAGTATCCTATATGGTATCCAAAAAATGAAACAATTTAAGATATACTTACATAGTGAGAGTGTAGATTTAATCAGTGAGTTTACTAATTTCAAGTTTAAGAAAGACCGCACAGGGGCAATAACAAATAACACCATAGGCAAGGACCACTTAATTGATGCCTTAAAATATGGAATAGTACAATTTTTAGATAGACCAAAAACAAAAATAACAGTAATATGATAGAAATACAATTAAATGATAGGGTTGTAAAAGTAAAACCTGAAATCACAATAGAACAATTCCAAAGATTAAAAGCCAAAGAAGAATTATACAAATCATCACCAGCAGATTTGTTAAGTATGTTATTAGCAGTACCTGTAAATGAACTCAAGGAATTACCCTTAAATCAAATGGAGTTTGTTCAGTCATACCTGATGTCCCAAATGACGGAAACATCTCTTAAAGATGAATTGTATAATGTTTTCACACATAATGGAGTGGAGTATGGATTGGAAAATGATTGGAGTAAACTTGCTTGGGGTGCTTGGATGGATATGGAGGTATTCTCTGCTGAAAACATTGAGGAAAATATCCATTTGATTATGGCGATATTATACAGACCTATTACTGAAAAGAAAAATGGTAAGTATAAGATTAAACCATACAAGGCGGATGAAATAGAAGACAGAGCCTATGAGTTTAGACAACTACCGATTAAGTATTGGTTTGGGGCAAGCGGTTTTTTTTTTCTAACCGCAACAATCTATACCAGCAATATAAAGAGTTCTTTGATGTGGACGAACAAAATGAACAAGAGGATAAAGATGGGGTGGGAAATACTACCAAAATGGGTAAAAAAGAGGCTGCCTTTAGATACTATTTTAGTATCACACTCAATCTTGCAGGAGAAGACATTACAAAAATAAACACAATTGATGAACTACCATTATTACTTTGTTTGAATACAGCATCTATGATGAAAGAAAGAGCAGACAAACAAAGAGAAGAAATAAAGAAAATGGAGAAGCAGTTCAAATAATAAAAACACTATTTAATTACTATGGAAGAATATGTTTCAATACATAAGATTGTATCACTTATAAAACAATACCAACAATCACAAGTAGGTATAGGGTTAAACTCATTTGGGTTTGGTAATATCGTGGAGTTTGGTAATACAGATAACACAGGTATGACCCCAACATATCCATTTGTATTTGTAACCCCACAAAATGTATCTTATGAAGAAAATATTGTAACCTACAATATGTCTTTAATCTTTGCTGATAGAATCAACGATGATTTATCAAATGAGGTAGATGTAATAAGTGATATGGATATTCAAGCCAGAAGGTTTATGTCCTTTATCAAAAGGGGTATGAATCAAACACCAGACTTGTATAACAAGATGGATATGATATTACCAACCAACGCTGTTCCGTTCCAAGAAAGATTTAATGACTTTGTTGGGGGTGTAGCACTTGATTGTAGTTTTGTTGTATTCACAGATA